CCTGCGAAAGGTCAGCACCCATTGCACAAGGCATAGACCAGAACTCTCTTTTCCGATGAGGTAGTGTCTCTTCATAAGTAAAGAAGTAGGTATAGCCTTCCATTGGAATACCAAACCGTTTTGCCAAAATATCGTTGCGCGTAGCCGGTGCATTCTCGGCACGTTCAACATCAAGTTGGTAAGTCTCATATGTAACCGTCTTTCCAATATTGGGGTTAGCTTTCGGCCACATAGATGGGTCACTAACTTCTTGTATATCATCAAGACGATAATACCAAATAGAAACATGAGGGTTTATGTATTCGCCCTTGAGTATATTCATGAGTTCCATTTTGATGGTGTCACCAGAACTATTGCGAACTGTACCTTCAGAACTCATGGCAATAATGAGATAATCATCCAACTTAGAAGCACCTTGTTCAATTGCTCCAACAACATCCTCACGAATATCGCCAGACAGCCACTCATCTACTGTTGCTACTTTAGGTCTAAGACCCTGAAGTTTATCAACACTCATCGGACGAATTTCAAGAATTGACCCGGTTAAGAAATTCTCAATTCCCTTCTTGGTAGAGGCAAGTTTTACACGATTTGCTTTTGAGCCGGTAGTATTTTGTAGCGAACCTTCTGTTAAGAATTGAAATAGAGGACCACGGGCACGAGTTATAGCGGTTCTGATTGGGGACATGACTTCATCAGCTTGTTTCATTGTGGGAGCAGTGGTAATCTGATGTGTAGTTGAAGTATCAACGTTAAGAAAATAGTTCTGGATACAAGAACCATACATTGATTTGGCGGCTCCACGGGCTACGATTAAATATTGTTTATTGATCAGTCGTTTCTTAATCATCTTACGGACATAGCGACCGCCGCGCCCATCAGCATTTGGCTCGTAAACGCTTCGTTCAACAAAATAATACCAACCAAAAATCTGTTCAGCCCAAAGTTTGAACGTATCCAAGAGTATCAAATCAGCGCCGTCCGTAAGAGTTAGCTCACATTCGCAATATTCTATAAACCCTTCAACTGCATCCTCATCGTAATAAACTCCTCGGTTTGCAATTAAATCATCTATACGATTCATTTCCATAGAAATTTCTTTACATACTGGAATGTTTCCTCGTAAGACTTCTTCACGAAACTGAGCATAATACTTAGGAGTTGCTGTATTTGATAAACTCATAAGCAGCCTCCTTTATTATGACTTTGTTATGGCTTTCTTTATGGCTTGCCCCATTGGCGTTGTACTAAGGGCGTATATAGAAGCGGCTGTAGTTCCAACTGCTAATACCGCTTTTGCCGCTTCCATGCCTCTTGTGTAATCACTAACAGTGAGTTCGCGCAACTGTTTTTCAAGCTGCAATCTCTTTGTAAGATCCTGTAATTCTTTGGTAGACAGATTCTTATATCCTTTTGCTTTAATATCTCTTGATTTAAGATAGTCATCCGAACCTTTTCTTTGGGTTCCACTACCTTTACCAACAGTTCCATTAGGACCAGGTTTCCGACGAACTCCCCATTTCATTCCGAGGATACCATAATGAGCGAGAACTTCATCCGCCTTATGATACAAAGTTTCAATTGGGGCTTCAGTACTTACTTCAGGGCGTTCATAAGAAACCGAATTCCCAAAAGGACTGTTTGGTTCGCTCTTACGCTTAATATCGCCAACTAAACTTTGAACTTCGCTTTCCTTCCTTAATCGTCTAAGCAGAGCATCAAGTTCTTCATCTGTCGATTCTTTTATGGTTTTTGATTTGTCTGCTACTTTTCTTTCATCCTTACGATTATTGTTTTGAAGAAGGTATTGCGCTTCGTTTTCTTTTCGCAATCGAATAACTAACTCGTCAAGTTCTTTATTCGTTGCGTTCTTAATCACTTTGTCTACCATTTTACGTTCCCCCTTTTACTTGAACGTTCAATGTCCATTCAAGTTCTTTAATTTGGTCTTTTATTGCATCAACTAAATAACCCATTTGAGGAGGGTCAAAGACCAGACGCGTTTTTAAATAGATGTAAGATTTAATACTTTCTAAATCCAATCTTTCACCTAAAAAATCCTCCCATTTTGACACTTTATCTTCAATCCTAAAACCAGCAGCTGGACCAACTCCAATCTGATTAAGTCTGAAGAATGCAGAATTTATATGTATTATTATGTCAGGGTCGAAGTGGGTATAATCCTCCTCAATGCCGAGGAGTTTTTTAATAGAGGTTAATATACTGGTTTCCATAATTGCGTATCTCCTTTCCGGCGTTCTTGGGGAAGTTTAATTAACAATGATGCGTCTCCATAATGAATTGCATTACTTGTGTTATGTGAACAACAGATGAGATTGTCAGGATCGAAGATTATGTCTCTACCTAACTCAATGTCTTCAATTGTGATTGGATTGATGTGATGAACAATAATACGACCAAAAATTTCTCGGTCAGGAATTGC